TGTTAAGCTTGTACAAACATAGAACATTCTTGAATAACAATAGGTTGCTAATGTCGTAGCAGGAAGTTCTGGGGCGGTTGTTAGGCTTGTACAACCATTGAACATACTGTAGTAGCAATTAATTGCTAATGTCGTAGCAGGTAGTTCAGGCGCGGTTATAAGGCTTGTGCAACTGTAGAACATATTTTCATAACAATAATCTGCCAAAGTTGTAACAGGCAGTTTCAAGTCACTTGCTGATACAAGGTAGGCACACCCACTAAACAAATCGCGGAAACCGCTATTATTAACGGCATCAGCTGTTTCAAAATTATCACCGTCTGAAAGTGACATAATATTTCCTTTCGCATTAAATCGTGTAGTTGTTGATATGGAATGGTTAATATAGGATGTGTTTGTCCCCTTGAACTGTACCTCGTCCCCTTCAACGACGGAAATGGTAGTAGCACTATCCATTGTTTCCCAAGAACCACCATTCTTTGAGTATTGGACGGTTTTAGTATCAAGTTTCCAACTTATATCGCCACTTCCAAGTGCCTCAATCGTAAACGGCGTGGAAAGTAAAAGTCTTTCACGCCGCTCTTCTTCGGCCATGTTATATGCAACCAACCCACCTTCTTCAGTGTATGATGCCCACGGCTCAATATAGTTGTTCGTTCTCGCTTCGTTGAACTCAGCCTCGGTTTCAAAGTAATGTATGTATTTTCCCATCGTCTAAACTTATTTCTTATAAATAGCCTACAAAAAAACGAAAAACCGTGAGGACGGTTCCTCACGGTTCAACTACTTTTGGACAGACGACATGCAGTTTATCCTTCGTTATCAGGTTTTTCAGCCTGTGCCCTCTTTGCGATGGCTTCATCGTCATGCCTTGAAACGGCGTCCTCTTTTTCTTTATCTTTCCTGAATGCGGCTGCTGCTTTCTTGGCATTCTTATCCTTCGGAATCTGGTTCTTAGGATCCCTCAAAAACCTGTTGACGATATCTTCCTCATCATCGTCGTAGTATCCTTCCTTGACTACATTTTTTTGCTGAGCCTCATTCAATGCCATAATGACTGCATTCTCAATGCACTCACGCAATTCTGATTTCTTAATTCTTAGTTTCATATCTGTACAGTTTTTTATTCGTTTAATGTCTTATTTAGTTCTGCCAATGTGACAATATCCTCAACAATTGTTTCTTCGTTGTATTTCTTCTCGGAAAGTTGCTTTTTCATGTTTTCGAGGTGAGCCCTGGTCTCAACCGAACTCTCGTTATCTATAGCCTCGTCAATCTTTTCCAAGCATTCACTTTTCTTCGCCTCGAAAAGTTCTGAAAGGTTTGATTTGGACAATTTTGCAATGGTTACGTCCTTGATTGCATCTTTCTCCCAATCGCTAAGCCCTTCAAGAGCCTCGTTCAAATCAGACATTAGTTCTTTGCCTGTCTTGCTTGAATATTCATTCGGCAATTCTTGCATATTTTCAGCAAGATGCTTTTCGACGATAGAAGCCTTGTTCACGTACTCAGCGAGATTTCCAAAACTTTTCTTGTTGGTAATGATATAGTCGATGGCTTCGTTTATATCCAAGTTACGGTTAATTTCGCTACGGACAAAATCTGCGTCTTCGCCAACCAACGAAACCGCCTCGGCAACAACGTTTGCGATACGCTTCTTATCGTCTGCAAATGCCTTCCTGTCAAAATCTTCGGCCATTAGAGACACCGCTTCGTTTAGAAATCTCTCAGGGTTTTCTACAACGGGTGAATGATAAACAAATTCATATACAGAATATGCGTCCGAAGAATTTTTACCTTCCCGAATGGCCTTAACGTACTTCCCAATAATTTTCTTCCCCTCAGGGCTTTCGTACAATTTGTCAGAAATTCCCTCAAAAACATTCTTGATTGCGCCGAAAGGCTGGTCGGAAAGGGACTCAAGTATTTCCTTGAGCCCTGCCTTACGTATCCTATCTTCAAGAATCGTGTTAAGCGTATCTCTTAATTTTTGCAAGTCGCTATGCTTGTTTATATCAAACTTTGCCATCGTCTATTTTTTTGATAAATATTTTTATTGATGTAAAACCTGCTCTATTTCGTCGTCAGTAAATCCCGAACCGACCTTTTGCTCGCCAATTGATTTCAAGATACTTTCAATTTCTTCATTTATACGAAGGTTTTTGTCAAGAATTGGAATTGGTTCAGGGGTGTCGTCCTCTTCTTTCAGCATATTTTTCACATACGCATTGTAGAACTGTCCTTTTGAAACCGCGTTTCTAATGCTTTCGGATAATTTTGTTACCGGCTTAAAAACCGTGCCTTCATTTAAAGGTGAAGGGCTGCCTTCGTCCATTCCACCGAGGTCTGCGCCGCCTTCATCTCCACCAATGTCGCCTTCCGCATCTTCACCAGGTTCGCCAAGTCCGTCTAGGTCGCTGCCAAAATCATCTCCCATTATTGGCGCCGGCGCACCGCCTCCGCCGCCTAAGCCGCCCATTCCTCCGTCTTGCCCAGGAGGATTAGCACTGTATTTGGCTCCCGGCTCGCCGAATATCCTATCAACCTTGTCAAACAAGTGGGTTTGTTTAATAATTTCTGCGGTACGTTGAATTTCAATGGCGAGAGCCGCTTCAAGACGTATCTCGTTCAACGTGTCTGCGATTTCAGGATCCGTCCTGCCCATTATCTCCCTTTGCACTTGGTGCCATGACATGATTGGAATTCCGCCACCCTGTTCTGCAAGTGCCGTCTGTGCTGCAGCGAGACGTTTGTTCAGGTTTTCAAGCTCCATCATTTCAATTTGATTTGATGGATTGTTCAGCGTCAATGTGAAGTTCGTGAGTTCGTCCTCAAAACCGAGAAGGTAAAGGTGAATAATGGCAATTTTGTTCAATTCCATTATAATTGCCTTCTGAATGGTATTGACAGTCCTGTTGAAACGTACGTCAGTAAGTGAAAGGTTCTGCGCCTTACCTTGCGATTCCGTAAAGTTCAGGAACGCTTTAGGAACCCTCAATGCGGCAAGAATTTTCTTTTCCATATATTCCATATCGTCCATTGCGGTAGCGTTCTGTGCGCTACTCAATGTGTCAATGGAAGTTGGATCCTGTCCATTTCTTACAGGGATAACATAGTCAGCACTTACGTCAAGGAAATTCTTTCTAAGGTCAATCTGCCCTGTCTGCGGATCAATGATAGGAGCACGCTTGACGGTATTCATGAATTCCTGAATAAAGGCAGGAACATCCTGATCGTCAATAGCACCTACGTTTACCTTGAAAACCCTTCTCTCAATACTTCTTTCAAGTCGATAAAGAAGCATTGCGTCTTCCATCATTGAAAGCATTCTCCAATGTCTTCTCGCCTTGTTCAGCCAAGAACAACCGTAAGGTAGGAAAATTGAATCGGTAATGAGGCGGAAGTGGGCAATCATCCAATTCTTGAATGGCTTGTCCTCGTTATGCCCTTCCCAAACAAATTTTACCTCGTCAGGCTGTAACTGTGTGAACGTGGAATTGAACATTCCGGAACCGTACACGTTGTCCATTCCGTTTTCAAGCCTTCTCATTTGGTGAACAGGAAGTTCCCTCCAGCCTTTAACGCCTTCGTTGAGGTCTAGGTTCAGGAACATAAACTCGTTACCGTATTTTGCCGTTTCATGAACGATTGTTTGAAGCCAAATCGGTATGTCAAGCCTGTTGTAGAACAAATCCTCGAGAATTGATTTGATTCTTTCTGATTTCGAGTATATGTTTAGGATTTTTCCCTTTGCGTTCGTTGTCGTGGCTTCTTCGGCAAGTATGTCCAAAGCAGCTCCAATTTCAGGCCAAGCGGCCATAAGGTCAGCGTCCCTGTACATAACACGTACTTGGTTCGCGCCAACCGCCTGTTCCATTGCAGTGTCATATCCTGTCTTTGCCCACATGTAGGACATGAGTTTCTGCTGCTTCATTTGCGCAAGAACCCTATCCCTGTCTTCCTTGCTGTTGGTCGAATACAGGATTTCGTTTTGCGACTGCGTAGTTAACGGAGTCAGGCTATATGTTGCCGTCCTTGTTGCGGTAGCAGGTGAACCGTTACTGGTGTTAATGAGCACATCGGTGAGTTTCTGCCATCTTGTCCTTCTGTCAGCCATAAAAGTCTTTTATTAAAAATAGCGTATTCCGCGTAATAATCAATTAAATGGTGTACATACCAAGTGGTTTTTGCTTGAGAACTTCAAGCATATTTGTGGTGAGTTCCGCGTTTTTCTTCATCAGTTCCCAAGGAGACATTTCTTCAAGACGCTTTGTGAGTTCTTCCATTGTTGCGTCGTATTCCTTGTCGGCTTGATTCATCAGCATCATGTAGTCAAGGTTCGCCTCCGCTTCCATAATGCTTACACGCCCACTCCATTTTCCGCGAACCATAGCAAGCGTCCTCTTGGCTTTTGCAAAGAACAGTTTACGGACTGTTGTCTGCGCAGGGCCGTTCAAGAATGCATAGTCCATTTTATTCAATGGAATTTGGTCTGGCGTGATAATGACGTTAGGGTTGTCTCTCCTGCATTGATCCACGTCTTTCCCAGTAACGTCGTAGTATGTGTACCAAACCTCACAACCGACGAGGCTTAACGAACCTGTGGTTGTGAAAGAAGAGCCAAATGTCAATTTTGAACCAGGAGTTGAATACAAGTGGATAATGTGTGTCCCGTCAGGACCTGCAGTAACCTTGTACGTCAAATCTCCGCGAAGAAGTCTATTCTTGTACGCGAGGTCGGTAGCCATATAAGCGATATCCATACTCTGTGCGATATAGAAACCGCCAATAGGACCGTATGAGCCTCCGCCCGCCTGTCCATATCCACCCGCAAATCCAAGCGTATCAAGTCCGCCGTAGTTTGCATATAGAGCCGCCTGAGAAGTTGACGGGTTACACCACATAACCCTATTTATTTCCCTGCCGGCCGGTACGATATAACTTTGCTTACCCGGCTCGATCTTAATGAAGTCCTTTTTCAATTCCCAAGGGCCTCTCTGCTGGAAACCCGCTTCTTTTGAAAACCAATAACTGAAGTCTTTCGACATATCAAGTGTACGCATTGACAATGCGAAAGCCAAATCAATGTTCGTCATCATTGCAAGGTTCTTTCCGTACAATGTCGCCCATTGATTTTTTATAACCCAATTCTGTACTTTCTCGGCATAATCCTCGACAGCAAGGTCAAGGAGGTCGCAAAGTTGTTCGTCGGTGAGCTCCACTTCCACAAGAGGGGCACCCAACTCGCTCCTGCACTTTTTGAACAGGGCTTGTATTTCTTCAGTTATTTTAGTCATGTAAAATTCCTTCTATTCTATCGAGTGTTTTGAAGAATTCTTCCTGAAGTTGGCTATTGTCAATCGTGTCGTTTTGCTCCTCATAGTCGCCTTCATTTCCTCCACTTTCTTCGCCTTGGTAATCAATTATAGCATCCAATTGGTCCAAGCCATATTCGCAGTCCCAAACTACAACACAAGGAACGTCTGCCGATTCAGCCTTTGCCCATCCTTCAAAACTGTATCCCCTATAAGCAAATTTTAACTTTCCGCTAATGCTTATCGTTGGCGGCATGTCCAAATTCATTGGAAAAATCGGCTTCCAAGTATCTGTTCTTACAATGTTAAATTTTCCGTCCTTCGTCTCAACGTTTACAGCACCGAACTCGTCGCCTCGGCAAGAAATCATTTTTGGTATTCTTGCAACTTCTTTATAAATGTGTCCTATTTTGTTTACAGGATCACCGCCAGATTGAAGTCTTCGTGCCGTATTTTCCCAATCAATACCAGATGTTTCGTATGTTCCGCTTCTGTCAGACCACGTTTGTGGCCTATCAGTGAACGTATTACCATTATCGTAACTTACTGCAATAGGAATGACTTCTGTGAAATTGTAGCACACAAAAGCGAATCCGTCGTTTCCGCCATGATATATTGCGCCCCTTATTCCGTGCTGTCTGAAAAATTTCTCCCATTTTTCGTACTCAGGGCTTCCTACACCGGAAGAGAAAAGTCCGTGTATGGCTTCACCCGTTCTCGGATCTCCATTGTCTTCGTATGCGTCATATCTAAAATGGCCGACTCCTTTCCTTTTGAGTTCGTTTAGCAAATAATTTCCGTCGTTTGCGTTCTTTGCGCCAAAAATCTGTGCTATTTGACCTTCAATCGTCCAGTTGTCTTTGTAAACTGCCTGTGCAAGTGTCTTATCAAAAATAAGGAAGTTATTCCATCCTCCTAATATTGCGCATTTAAATATTACTTTTCCGTATTTCAGCCCATCGCTTTTGCTTCCTGGATATGTAGAAAGCCTTATTGAGCCGGCATTTTTCATGTTGTTATTGTAACTGAATGGCTCGCCCAATATTGGAGACCCATAAACGCCGATTCCATACCAACTTCCGCCGCGTTGCTTTTTATCGTTTTCCGAAGCCCACTCTCTACTAAATCCATATTTTAAGATTCCATTCACACTCCAGCTGTGAGTGCATACGTATCCAATTGCGCGATTTTCTTTTACGAATTCGTTATACGACATTCCGGGCCTAAATGCCTCAGTCATTATTTTTGCGTGCAATTCAGACTCGGCAACCAAGCCGTATTCTCTTAAAATACTTTCAACCCAATCCGGGTTTTCGTATGCATATGTAATAGCATTCCATTCGTACGGCTGGTCAGGAACATCTGCAAGCCAAAATACCGGATTGTTGGATAGCTTTGTATCGTAAGCATCAAGGCCTAAAACGTTACCCATCCACTTTCTTTTGCCCATTATAAACTTAAACGAGCCGCTTGAAGTAACGTTTCCCGGCAATTGATCCAGCATATTGTCTTCCGGAAACATTTTTTGAACTTCGGGTACCGGATTTTTTTCGTCGATTATTGCTATGTTGTATCCGCCTCTGACGGTATCGTAAGGAGCAAAAACATAGTCACCAACCCTTCTATATTGGCACGCGTTAGGATTTTTAGCGCCGGCTCTTAACATGTGCGGAACTATATCCAGAAAATCTTCTTGAACCGCTCTTGCTTTATCATCAAGAACCGGGTTTGAATCAAGCATTTTCTGTATCTCGGAAGTACTTTTACCCTGAGCGTTTTTCGCTATTGCACAAGTAATCATATCGCTAAATACTGACGGTAAAACAACTACGTCGCCAGCCCCATAAACGCATACAATGCCTCGTGGCCAATATCCCTTTTCATAAAGTTCGTCTATTCCGTACTTTCCGTATGAATGCGGAGAGCTATATCTTCTAGCGAAATCTTTTGAAATATTCCAATCGTTAGTTATACGGTAAAACTGCTCCTCCAAAGAAAGAACCTTCCCGTATGTTTTCCGCATAAGTTCTTCGACTTGAGCAGCATCAGATGAGTACCCGTAAGAATAATTTGTGTAAAAAATGAAGTTTTGAAGGCCGTGTAACAGCTTAAATTGTATAATACTATCTCCAAACCACCCGCCGTTAAGCATTACTCTTGCGCCATCCAAAGTAGCATGACAATATCCAATAATTCCGTATGCATCCGCCGTCCCTTCTTTGTATCCGGAAGACTGTTTCCTGTCATAGCCGTTTATATAGTTGTCAGCATCTCTATGGCTAACAACCTTATAAACGTTCATAAGCTCGGAAAAGGATTTCCCTCTTGGTGGAATTCCTTTTCCCTCCCCTATTTCTTCTTCTATATGTTTTTTACGGCTTACCATAATTTTTCCATTCTGTCCAAGAAACTAAAGAAAGACTCTTTTATTGTTTCGTCAGATACAAAATCATTTTCTTCTTCGTACATATCGCCTTCGTTTTGCCCAACACCAAGCAAATTCGCAAACTCTTCTGTGGACATTATATGAATTCCAAGACTGTTAGCATCAACACTTTCGCTCTCTTCAATAACGTTTGCCATCGTGTTTTGAGCGGGCTGTGCAGTAGCAGGAGCCACGGCAGGCTGTGCTGTCTTTTTGGCAGCAATCTGCTTTCTCGCGGCAAGCAATTCTTGTGTTTTTCTAACTACCTTGTTTAGAAGTTCACCAAGTTCGTCGCCCCATTGAATGATAAGGTGTGAGAGTTTAGAGTCCTTTCCGTTTGCTTCTCGTGCTCTTTCAAGGTGCATTCTTGCTGTATCGCTCTTAACGCCAACGCATATAGCAAGAGCGCCGGTGAAGCCATCACAAAATGCTTTTTGTGTTTCGCTAACTGAAATGCCGAAACCCTTGCTCAAAAGTTTCTCTGCGTATGCGTATGCACAATTCACAATGTCTTCATCAGGATTATTAGTCTTTGGAGGAACGTTTGCACCGTAGCTAATAGCAACATCAAACAACGCGTCTCTTATTATTGCAATATGAGGGTTGCTTGAACCATCGCCTGAAATTGCTTGTGCGGCGGTTGCGATAGTATTAGGAACATAGCCAGCCGTTCTTGCGGCAGCGTTTGGTATTCCCTTCAAATTGTCTTTCAGGTTTATGTCTTGCCCCGGGCCTTCCAAGAATTTACTCGTCATTCCAGGCATAACCCTTGTATTTGCCACGTCATACATTTTTATCGTATAGAAGAACACATTATCTTTCGATATTTTTTGCGCGTTCATTCTTACGGCAAAAACGTTTCCTCCTCCAAGTTCGCCTCTCTTTCTTCTCGTGTCGAACTCTTCTTTACCACCTGCAAATCCGGCGCCCTTTGCACCTTTATCAATATCGTCGGCAGTTGTTTTTTTCTTTGAAGGAACAGTAACCAATATGAACTTATTAGGGTCAATAACTTCATGCCCCCATCTTCTCCATTGGAATTCTTGTGTAACAAATGTTGCGTTTGGATCCTGAAGGTAGATTTGGAACGCGTTTGCGGCAGTAAGCTGGTGACCCGCTTCAAAACCGTTATCGCCTGTAAGATCACCCCTTGGAATGTTTTTGCTTGCTGCGGAATTTGTAGCGGGTGCGCTTGCGATAAATCCGTTTATGTTTCCGAGTTTTTGTCTAACTTGAGCATCGTTCATCTGAGACAAAAGATCAACCCAAGAATCGGCAATCCTAATGTTAACTTCTTCGATTTCTTTGTCTGTTGGAGTCTTTCTAACAATATCTTTCACTCTCTGAATGAGTTCAGATTCAAACCCGGGGTCGTAACTGACAGTAAACTTTGTCATCCTGTTTACAACTTTCGGCATTTGGTAAAGTGTGTCAATTATCTGATCTGCGAGATTAAGAAAATCGTCGTTCTTGCCCGGCAAAACGCAAACCCTGATAAAATATTTAAAGTTGTTGTTTTCTTCAACTTCCTCTTTTGTCTTCATTTTCTTGTTAGCCAACCAAGGTTTTTCAGTTTTTTTGGCCAACAGAACGTTTCCGAATTGTTTGTTAAGGGTGTCAACCCACCTTTGTGCTGTCAAATTGTGAATATAATCAAAATCAATCTTGAGCACGGTTTCATCCTGCATATTCGGGTCAAGTGTCTCAAAGAAATTTCCATATTTGCAGTCGTTAACGCCGGGGCGGAATCCGTTTTTGGTTTTTTCTCCCTTAAACGACATGTCATCCGCACCGGTTGTGCTAAGCAACGGAGGATTTTGTGGACTTAGCGCTCCATTTCCTTTCAACGGAGTAGGAGCCCCAACGCCTTTGTTAAGTGGCATTGGAGGTCCGCCAGCATTTCCACCACGAAGAGGGGTGGGTGCTTTTAGTGGAGTAGGATGCCCGCCTGCATTTCCGCCACGAAGAGGCATTGGTGCTGCCTCGCCAAACATTTCGTTTATTGCTTCGTTAATAGCTTGCTTCAAAATATCGCTGCTTATCTGCTTCATATCAGTCCATAATTTACTTACATATAAATACAAAACGCCTTATAAAAACTATTTATTTAATGCTTAAAAGCAATAAAATAGGTTTTATGGTCGATATTGCGCAAATATCTGAAGAGTATATCAAGTGTATTTCTGATAAATCTCGAATTTATATGATTGAGAATTATCTGAAGACGTTTGACATGCAAAAAGGAAAGGAAGTAAAATTCAATCTGTTCCCAAGGCAAAAAGACCTGATTGAAGCTTTTAGAGACTATCGTAGAAACATTGTTACAAAGCCACGTCAAGCGGGTATTACGACAACTGCAGCGGCTTTTATTTCATGCGAAATAGCCCTTGCAAGTCCCGAATCGCCGGAAACAGTGCTAATTGTGGGACGTGACTTGAAACTTTCGCAAAACCTTCTTGAAAAGATTGAGCATTTCTTGATGCAGCTTCCGAGGTGGTTCTGGGGTGATGAATTCTTTTCAGTGGACCCTAAAAGTGAAAAGAACAAGAAGGATATTTTCAAAATTCATAATAAACAGCGTCTCGAACTCCAAAACGGGTGTAAAGTATATGCTGTTTCTTCAGGCCCGAACGCGGCTCGTGGTATATCTTCTGTTTCTTGGCTGATATTCGACGAAGCAGCCTTCATTGAGAACGGAATGGACGTTTACGCACAGGCTGTGGCTACTACATCAACAGGTGGTAGAACAATAATGATTTCAACCCCGTGTGGAAAGGACCAATTGTACTATGGTATCTATAACAAGGCGTTGAACGGGAAAAACGATTTCCACATTACGGAACTTCGTTGGTATCAAGACCCGCGTTATAACTGCTTCCTGAAATGGCAGAAGTTTGACGAGGAAACAAAGGCATTGCTTGCTGAATACGAAGAGCCTGTTATTGATAAAGAAGGGCACATTGAGTATAATCCGGAGCACTGGGCTACGATGGAGCGCGAAGGGTACAAGGCGACTTCTCCTTGGTATGTTGGAATGTGTAACGCATTTAACAACGACCCTATCAAAATCGCACAAGAGCTTGATGTGTCATTCGTCGGTTCTTCTGATAACGTTGTAGACCCGACATACATTGAAATGCAGCGCCTGAAGAATATGCGGGATCCGGACCCTGAACTGCACGACAAGGACTTTCAGGAAGTGTGGATTTGGAAACTTCCGATAGAAGGCCACCGTTACATATTGTCAGTCGATAACTCACGTGGTGACGCAGATGACTCGACAGCCCTTGAAA